CAGACGTGTGCTCTTCCGATCTTTCCCGCAAACTTCGGTTGCACGGCGAAGCCCTCGGCCTTCGGCGCCACTACAATGGAGTGGCTTTCAGTTCTTCCCAGTGTGGAGGGCATCCAGTAAGTACCGCAATAGATCGTCCCGCAGACAGGCGGCTTTATTGCCCATGCCTCTGCGCCCGCTCTGATGGCGATTCCTCGCTTGATCATGTAACTCATGCTTTCGAGGTGTGCACTCCACCGCTTTGCCGTGATCAGCCGCCGTTCGATCTCGTTTGCACTGTAGATTTTTGCTGGGTTTGACGGTGTGGTTTCCGTCACATTCAGGTAAAGCCGAAAAGTGCCTGGTTCGCCATCGTAGTTGAACCATTCTTCCAGTTCGGTTCCCGGAAAGATCGCATCAATCTGCAACTTAACCGCGTGCACAGTGCCCATCAATCGGCGTACTGTCAGCGCAGTTTGTATGATACGGCGCTTTTGTTCGATTGCGTAGTCCGTATCATACCAGTCGATCTTCCAGTTTATTGCCAGCGCGTCAAGCACTTCTTCTCTGGCGTTACCGATATTGGTGTATATTTGACTGCCGTCCACATACTGCATGGTCCTGCGGTGTATCAGATTCACCGCATCGGACAGTGCGGCAACCCAATCCTGTCCGGCAACAACGCGGGGGAGCACGTCCACGACACGGGCATCCGGCAGGCTTTTAATCATCTTCGAGCCCTCCATAGGTTACTTCCGCCTCCGTGCACTTAGGCAGCTCTGTTTTCTCCACCGTTGCATCCGCCGGGGCGATCAACTTTACCCGTTTTGCGCCCGCTTCCCTGATTTTTGCAATCAGTTCCGTGGGGTTGATGTCACGTCCAAGATGTCGCTGCCACTCCTGATACCCCTGGACCGCAGCGTTGACCCTTTCCTGTATGGAGCCCGCGCTTTTTTGATCGCTTTCTCCAATCCAATAGGTCAGCTCGATTCGATACTCGACCTCGGCCGGCTCCACGCAAACCACCTTGTCGCACAGCGGCCGAAGGGTTTCACCGCTGATATATTCTTTCAGGGATTCGCGTTCCGGTTCATTGGGTAGCCGTCCATCCTCCATGACAAAGTAAATTGCAATGGTGCAAGGTTCCGGGCTGACGATCTGCACATCTCCCACATCACTGCGCCAGGCGCGCACATAATACTCATAGGCATCACGCGGGCCGGCACAACTGAATCGGCTCGGGGCCAGGAATGCACGTTCTGTCAGGCTGTCGTCGCTTTCGGTGTCGAGGCCGCCGGTGCTTTCTGATACATTTTCGACTGCGGCAATGTACGGGATAGGGTCAACCAACACATTGATTTCCCCGATCTGGATTCCGTCGCTTTCGGTTCCGCCTTCCTCGGCCTGAATCATAGTTTCAACATACAGGTCGCCGGGCGGTATTTCGGTATAGCTCAGGGTGTTAAAATACCTGCCCCCCTGTGTTTTCACGCGGGTGCCCGCCGGGACAGCCACAGTTTCTTTTCGTGCCTCAGCGAGGGAAAACCGCTCTTTTGCCGTGGCCCTTTGAGCGGCCTGCCGGGTCAAGCCAAGGAGGGCGACCAGCGCATCAAGGGATTCCCCCGTGCTGGTTTTCAAAAGTTCTGCGCGTCCCTTCGCATCGACATACTGCATGGTTTGGTATTCGATCAGTGCAAACGCCTTGATCAGCAGATTCTTCGGGTCTGCATCCCCCATGGTCAGCTCTTTCCCGGTTTGCTCGCGGTAAATGCGGGTATACTCGGCGCGCAGCTGCTCTTCCGTTTCTTGCAGCGTCATGTACCCAATAAAGCTGATATCGGGCACACTTGCCAATTCGCTGATATTAGACAATCTTGATCACCACCTTCGGCACCATGTTTCCTTCCACGACCTTGCTTGCCATCCACTCAACACGGACGACCTGGGCGCGGGGTTCGTATTTCTGCGTCTTGCTGACTATTTCCGCAGCAAGGAGCGCCTGGGCGCTCATTTGAGGATAGTCGGTAATGTTCGCATCAATCCCAAACTCCCGGTCTAACGCCTGTTCCCCGGTGTGCGTTCCATAAAGGATTTGCAAATTCCGGTAAACCTCTTCCTCTACAGTATCATCGGCGCCGCCGGCTTCAATTTCGATTGTCGCTTCATCCATCAAAACCATGGCGAACCTCCTACAGATATTCCTCTACGGTCAGACTGACCTTGCACTCGATCATCTCGCCTCCCGCAAGCACCGCTCCCCATTCCTCGCTTATGTCCGTGATCTTGAATGGGAACGACGACAAAGGGCGGCCGCCAATGATGAAATAATCCGTGGCGCAGCTTTCAGCTCGTTGCTGTAAAACACTCAGCGTGGTACGCGGCGGCACCCCGTCCTGCGCCCGTAAAAGCAGGTCGAAGGAGTAGCTTTTCAGTTTTGGGCCGGTCCACTCGCTGCGCGATTTACCGCCGACGACATCATGCGTTGCCCAATCGCTGCCGGTGCTCCCTTTGAAATTGCTGGGTGTAAGCAATTTCTGTTGGCTCACGGTAAACACCATGCCCATAAAAGTTCCTACAGCCATACTTCCTCCTTTAGGTTTCCGCTATGCCGCTTTTCTCTCCGGGGGCTGCGCAGACGTGCTTATGCTGTAGCAGGCTGATGCTTTGAATTTTCACATCGCCAGCAGCGCCTTCCATGTTCAGGTTGGGCGCCTGCATTTCAATCTTGGTCGGGCTGGATATGGTGATATCCCCGGCAGTGCTGATGGTAATGGTCGCCCCATTGATATTGAGCGTAACATCTCCGGTCACTGTTTTTGTCACCATGCCTTCGATGATCGCAGTCAGATCGCCGGTGAGCGTCTTTTCAACATTGCCCTCCACAGTTTCCTTGATATCGCCCTCAACCGAAACCTCGATATCGCCTTTGTATTCTGCCTTGCAGTCACCCTCGCGTTTCTCCTCCGAATCGCCGGTGATGTCCATTTTGAACCCACCGCCCGCCGAGATACTCATGGTGCTGGATGCTTCCAGGCTCATGTACGAGCCCGCTTCCAGGCTCACAGTCGTTCCAGCAACAACGCCCACACCAGCCTCGGCCTGGACGCTTACACTCGCACCGCTGCTCTTTATCTGGACTTGCCCTCCCGCAACCAGAGAAGCCGGGCCCTTTGCCTCGTCGTAAATCTCGCCGTTGCAGTTTCGCCCGGTGCGCTTGTCAACGAACTGCGTGTAAACGCCCGTGTTCTCGTCGTACCGGTCATACGCCTTGCCTTGACGGCTGCCGTATTCCCTGCGGTACAACCCCTTATATCCTTCCGCCGGTTTATTGGTGGCGTTCCAGACGGTGCCGGTGGTAGTGCCAGCGGCAGTGCCGTTGGAATTGTGGCTCACGCTGACGATCTGGCCGATGTTGGGCATCTTGTATTCGCCATTGGACATCGCATTGATTTTCCTGGTCACGCTCTGCCCGCGGTCGAAATAGGTCACTTCGTATGTTCCGGCAGCGTAATCAATAGAGCTTACCCGCCCGGTGCGATTTGTGCTTGCCATTGTATCACCTGCCTAGTTGGTGGTTATGCCGCCGCCGTTGCAGTAGCTTGCCGGCACCCATCCGGTGACATTTTGCCCCACAGGCAATTTGCCGCAGCGGGCTGCCGTATTCGTGATACGATATCTCCCGTTTACCAGGATTCCATCGTAGAAATAGAACGTGCCGCTCTTGTAGCAGCTTGGCGACGCCGCCACGCTGGTGTAATAGAAAGGCGCATTGGTCAGCTGTACAGCCGCCCCGGCCGTAGCCCCGGCCGCCGCACTGGCAGCGTTGGCCGCCGGGCTGGTGGTCGCATAGGTGCTGTCGTAGTTTTCCGTGCTGCCTTCTTCGCTCTGGTGGTATTCGATGGTGCCGCCAACGTCCCAATAATGGAACGGGTCCCGAATGCCGCTACATTCAAAGTCGGTGGTGAACCCGCTCTTCTTGGAGTATTTGTGCGTCACCTTGTCAACAAAATATTTGCCATTGATTCCACCGGTGAGCCCCTGCCCATATCCGGTAAGCCGCACATTGTTTCCGGCAGCGACAATGAAATTTCCCATTACTGAGAATTTCAGCTTGATGGTGCCGTGGTTCGCGTTGTTGATTTCTGCGCACAGTTGAACGCTGGCATCGTACACGCTGGTAGCCCTGCGGTTCACGCTTTTGGTGTGGGTGCCGCCGCCCACGCTGCACACAATATCAATGTCCTTGTCCGGGTCGGTGTAGTTGAAATACCCGCCCGTGAAGGTGCCGGAAAGGGTCGTGTTGTAGCTCAGGCTCCCGGGCACGATATTGGTGCGGTCAAAGTCCTGCACCGCCCGTTTGCTCTTGTAGCGTTCACGGTCATATACCCAAAGCCGCATGGCGTAGACTTTCAGGGTGAGGCCGTAGTTTTTGCACAACTGGTTGTAGTAGCTGCTGTCTGTTCCGTCCTGCTCGTCGCACTCGATGTCGTAGTCGTCCGCATCGTAGGAAAAGCCCAGGCCGTACCTGGCAGCAATCGTTTCTCCAATTCTTTTGATAGAGGTGTTCTTCCAAACAACCTCCCTTTCCAGCTCGCTGAAATTGGTGTCGCTCGGCTTGCTTACACCGCCGATCTGCAACGTCATGGGGCTGGCCCCTTGCAGAGATATATCATCCACCACAAAAAGGCCGCACTCCATAACATGGCTATCACCAGGCCCGTTCCAATCGTGCCCGATAATACGCGGCCGAAGGGTCGCCCCCTTCTCCGGCATCCAGCCGTTCAGCCATTTTTCGTCGTGTGCATCCAGGGTAATGTCGATGCTGTCGCTATTGTCCGCGGCATTGTCAACATAGGTCAGGCTCTCGATGTCTGCGCCTACCGCTCCCCCAAACGGCGAATTGTCGTAAGTGACTTGGAGTTCTACCCGTCTGCCGTTATTCATAGTTCGCCTCGAATTTCCACGGGGGCAGTAACCCGTTACGCTCCTCCTCCAAATCCGGGGTGGTAAGTACCACCCCGGCGCCGAAGGAAAATGTGTTGATCTGCTGAGGATTGGCCGCCATCAATACATCGGCATGGTATTCGCTTCCGTAAACCTCTTTGGCGATGGTGTCCCATGTATCGCCACTTTTGGTCGTATATGCCATTTTCAGCACCTCAATAAGCAGTCCGCACGCGGCGGCGCTGCATCTGTTCATACCAGGCTTCAAACTGCTGCTTCATGTCAGCCATTACGCTTTCCATCATGGCGCGGTCCGCATTACCCTGCACGGTGATCTGAGGGGCAAAAACAAATTGCCCGGGCGCATTATTGCCATCGCCCGTATCAGGGTTATTGCCTTTATCTCCGCCGCCAATTTCCTTTAGCTCAACCTCGTTTGTTCCCGCAAGAGCTTTCAGCTCTGCAAAGCTGCCACTGCCGGCCGCTGCAATCGCCTGCCGCGCGGAAACTCCGAGCATTTGGCCCGCTTGCATCCATGTGGCAATGTTGCTATTTCGCACACCACTGCGGAACGAGATAACCGCCTCGGTCCCCGCTTCACCCGCGATGCTGGTGCCGTTGGTGAATCCACCGTTCGCAAGCATGGGCAGATGCGGCAAACTCAACGAGAAAGTTTTTCCTCCGCCGAACGCCTCCGGCACCCAGTCTGGAATCGTAATTCCTCCACCAAACAAGCTGTTAATTCCATCGACCGCTTTGTTGATCAGGGCGATAACTGCATTGATCGGTGTTTTGCAGAGGTCAACCAGTGCCGCAAAAGCATTTCCAAAAATCTGTTTTACTCCCTCCCAGGCAGCCGACCAGTTACCGGTAAACACTCCGGTAATAAACGTGATCAAGCCCTGGAAAATGCCTTGGATAGAAGTCATTATGGAGTTGATTCCTTCGCTGAACACTTGGAATCCAGCCAGCACCGCAGGAATGGCAACGCTGCCCACCGTCATTATGGCGGATATAATCCCCTGAACAATGGGCATCACGGTCCGAATGGCGCTGCCAATGATCTGCATTCCGGTCATGACCGCTGTGCCAATATTGGAAATAATGGCCGCAATCGTTGGCGCAGCAGCGGTAAAGGTTTGCAGAATGACCGGCATCACCGTTTCAGTGATAAAGCTGAACACATTCTGGATAATGGGCTTGACGGTCCCGGTTGAGAAGGTCACGATCTGTTCGACCACCCCCATAACGGATTGCAGCACCGTCGTTAATCCGCCGAAAGCTGCGCCCGCATCTGCGCCAAACATATTCGTAATAGCATTTTGTACCGGTGCCAAGGCGCTTGCAACGCCCCCATCCGCAAACAGCCCCGTCACGAAATCCCCAACCATTTGCAGCTTGCCGATGAATCCATCGAAAACTGCAAGGCCAGTATCTCCGAACACATTTCCGACGATTGTGCGGATATCTTCCAGGTGATCGCCCAGAATGCTGACCACGGCAATGATACCGGAGATTGCCGCAATGACCGGTGCAGCACCAGTAAAGAGGCTGGCAAAGCCACCGGCCACGGGTCCCCATACACTTCCAAGAAGCCCGGTTCCTGCACTAGCGAAACTGCCAAGTGCACCTAACACACCAGACCCTACCCCGGCCACCTTTCCGGCGATTCCACCGGCAGCGGTAGCCAGACCGCCCGCTGTGCGTCCTACGCCACTGTTGGCGATGATGGTCGCCGCATTTCCCGCCCGGTTGGTCAGTGCGCCAGCTCCGCTTCTCGCAAACCCCAGAACGCCGTTTGCAAGGGTGGTGAGCCCCAGCCCCTCCGGGCCTGCAATTCCGGCAAGGATTTCCTTGCTCACGCCGCCGGTGGCTTTCACTCCATTGAGGATTCCTCCTCCAATCGCAGTGTTGGCAACCCCCTTTGCGGCTGTACGGATGCCTCCGAAATACTGCCCTACCGCGCTATTTGCTATCCCGGACTTAGCCATTCCGAGCACCGTTGTTCCACTGTTTGCTCCGGTGCGCACTGTGGAAAACACGCTATTCGCAGCAGCCTGTGCCGTTTTCTTTTTCCCGCTGAACAAACCTCCAAGGTTCTGCATAGCCGCTGCAATTCCAACGGCGCCGCCCTGAATGCTGTTTTGACCATTCGCAGCGTATTCCATCGCTCCCATTTTCGCAGCATTCCATACAGCGCCGCCCTGGGTTTTTGCAGTGTTCGCCGCTTTTTGTCCGCCGGTGTAAAGTCCTGCGATTCCGCCTAGTAAGCCGCCGCTCTTTTTTCCGCTGGCAGCAGCAGTTCCGCCGAACAACAGCGAACCTACACCGCCAAACAGTCCCTCGATCACCGGTGCGAACTTCATAGCCGCAAAGGCTGCGGCCAGGCCGCCGACGATCTTTGCAACCTGGTCGCCATTATTCAACAAATAGTCGAGCCCGCGTTGAATATGTGGCAACGCCTCGTCCAGAGCATTCCCGAAATCCTTAACCCAGTTGCTTGCCAGTGCCCCCAGCGTATTTGCAAGCTGTTCAAGCTCCGGCATATTGGCCCTAATATTTTTCAGGAAGTCGATCATGGACAACCCGAACTCTTTGTATGCAGGCAGGAATGCGGTTCCGATGTCGTCCATCAGAGCAAGCCTTGTATTGCTCAACATCGTTTCGATTGCTTCGGGCGTAGTCGCCTTGATGATAAACTCTTTCTCCATGCTTCCGGTCCAAAGATTCGGGTCGGAGATTTCTTCCAGCATACCCGTCAGCAGCGTAAGGTTTTGCGTAACCTTGGCGCCGCCTTCAATGGCCCACTGTCCGAAGAGAGCATTCAGTGTGGAAAGTTTTTCTGCATCCGGGAGGTTGTTCACGGCATCGAAAACATCCAGCAAGGTTCCTACGCCATCAGTTTGCATTGCTTCTGCAACGCCCGTGGCGGTAAATCCCAGTCGCTCAAACGCTTCGGCTTGTGCCGCTGTGGCCGTGCTGCCTTTTGTGATGTTGGTATAAATTCGCTTGATGCTGGTTCCCACGCGGTCCGTGCTCACGCCCATGGCCTGCATACTGGCCGCAATGGCCGCCGTGGCCTTCACATCCACGCCGGCCAGCTGGCCCATGGATGCAGCATCATTCACACTCTGCGCAATTTCTGCGGCCGTGGTGGCGTAGTTGTTGCCCAGGTAGTTGATAACGTCGGCAACTTCCATGATCTGTTCATGGTTCATCTGGAACGCCTGTTCCCACTTTGCACCCCAGTCGCCGGCCTGATCTGCGGAAATATCCATCGCGGTGCCCCACATGGCAATATCCCGCAGGAAGTCGGTTTCCATCAGATCTTCAAAGGACTTGCCGGATTGGCCGGCTGCCGCCGCAAGGCGGGTCAGGTCCTCAAAGGTGTATGGAATTTGCGTGCTCAAATCTTTAAGCCGCTCTTCCATTGCCGCATAGTTTTCCGCAAAGGTTTTCCCGTTGTCGGCCAGCTTTTGGCTGGCCTTACCGTTTTCATCGGCCATGCCGTCTACTACCTTGACGACATCCGACATGTAGTTTTCAAACTTTGCAGCTTCTTTGGTGCAAGCCGCAATGGTGGCGAGTGTGCCCGTTGCAAGCGTGCCCATGGCGGCCAGGCCGATTGTGCCAATATTGCTTATGCTTTTGGTCAAACTGCCGAGCTTGCTTTGGCTGCTGTCTATCGCGGCCGTCAGGCTCTTGTCCATCTTGCCGGCGATTTTGATACTCAGTTCTAGCGTTTTGTTCGCCATTCTTCTGCCACCTCGTTATTGAGTTCAACAAAAGCCCGGATTGGCAGTTTCAAATAGAAGTCAATCCCGGTTTTGGTAAGCTGTGACAGTTGAATCGCCTTTTTGCGGAGGGCTTTTGCCCCTCCCTTTACTCGAAAAAATGCGGGTCATTTACCGCATTTTTCAGTTTCAGAACTTCATACAGCGGCAAGCCGGTGAAGAACTTTTCGGGAAGGCCCGTCGCCATGGAGGCGATCACGCAGGCGTAAAGATAGTTGCCCGAGTTCTCGGTCACCACAAACCCCTCTCGCGCCAGACGGTTCTCTGCTTCGCTCTCGTTCATGCTGTTCAGGTCAGCAATGCCGGACAGGTCGATTTCCTGATAGCTTTTGCCCTCGAAATTCTGCGCTTTTTTCAGGCGCATCACATGGTTTTCGGTGTCGGCATCAACATTCAGGTACGCGCGCACGGCGGAAACCACCCGTTTGACGCCCCAGCGAGGCATCAGCTTGAAGAACTCCACCGGCTGCCCGCTCGCCTTTGCGGCAATGCTGCAAGCAAAGGAGGTCGTGGTTTCACACAGCACCGCGGCTGCAACATCTCGTTCCATAAACAGATCGTGCTGGATTTTGATGGCATCCTGAACGGTCAGCGCGTCCAGGCCGCTCAGGTCGATTTCATTGTGCTCCTTGCCCTCGAAGGTGTAGGGTCTGGGCAACTCAACGACAAGCCGCTTGTCCGCGTTTTCGGTTTTATTTTCAACGGCCACCTCGGGCGCCGTGATGTTTTTTTCGTCAACAGTTTTGTTCGCCATGTGTATTTTCTCCTTTCGGTGTGGCAGTGTTTCAGGAATAAAAGGATACCCGCCCCCATTGTTTTGGAGGCGGGTATTTGGTTCAGATCAGGCCGCGCACTTTGGCAAGCATATCCTGCCCGCGCACCTTGTAGACGTTGTTCAGCTTGTCGATTTCCACAAGCTGTTCGCCGTCCACTTCGATCATAATGTAGGTGAGTTCCAGGGTGACGGTGGCTTCCATGCTCTCGCCCTTCTCGATCTTGCCGGGCTTGAACTTTTTAACGCGCCCCATCTCGACCACGCGCAGGCCCTTGAAATCGTAACCGCCGCTCTTGTCGTAAACCTGCTGGGCGGCGCGGAAGGTCAAATTGACGTTGGACAGCGGGCTCAGCATATCGGCGGCGGAGGAGTACAGAGTGTTGAACTGGATTTCCTGCTCCATGCTTTCCCACTGGCCGATGGTGGGCGAATCAATTTCTCCGCCGACGCCGAAACCCTCAACGGTGCTGGTTTTCATGTTCAGCTCCGGGAGGTCTGCGCTGGCGCCGGTGCCGATCATCCGGCTGCCATCAAGATAGACATTGGCGTCATTGATCTTCTCAGGGATATAGTTGTTGCTGATCATTGCATTTTCTCCTTTCTATCGTCCGCCTTACGCCAGCGCGGTAGAGAGCGCAGTCGGGTCAAACTCGATCACGTCCTCGATGTTCTCCGCCGGGGTGTAAGGGGTGATGTACTGATGGAAGGTGATCTTCCCGTCCAGCAGGTCCGCGGTGGTGTTTTCGCTCTCGTCGAAGGTAATTTCGTAGCGGGCGCACACATCCCGTGCCACGAACCCGTTGCCGCGCACGTTCTCGCTGTCCACGATGGCTTCGATCAGCCGCTTATTCGCGGGGCTGTCCACGCGGGAGAAGTAGGTCAGGATGAAGCTGTTGGCTGCCCAGGACAGGAACCGGCGGACGCTGAACCAGCGGTCCTTCGGGTCAGTGGTGCCGGGATAAGCTGCGGTGTTGTTACCCCACAGCCGGAAGCCGTTCATGTTCAGGAAAGTGGCAACACCAAAACTGTTGATCGTGTTGGCCTGCTCCTGATCCAGTACGACATCCGTGCCGTCAGCAAGGCAAGCGGTGGAAATCGCCAGGGTCTTGTTGGACGGGCTGACGTTAGGCGTATCGCCGTTGGCCGCATCAGTGTATGCAGTGAGCGCAGCCGCCAGAGAAGAGCCGCAATAAACCACTTCGCCAACTTTGGCGCAGGGCCACACAGCATAGGCGTTGGCATCGCTTACGGCCTGGGTTTCTTTCTGCTCCTTCACATCCGTATACTTGGTGGCGCCCTCCTCGGTGCTGTCGATATCCACCACGCAAACGCATTTGAAAACGCCGTTGATATCCTTGGTTTTCGCCTGCAAAGCAGCCGAAACAGTGGCATCCATGCTGTAGCGAGGAGCCAGCAGAATGCCCGGCGTCATGGACAGCTTGGGGTAAATCTGCCGAATAACCTCCATGCCGGTTTCCGCTCCCGTGCCCACATCGACGCCGCCCACAATGTCAGCCGCGGTCACTTTAGAGGGGTCAATCTTCTTGCCGGTAACGGTAAGGCTGGTCGCAGAATCGCCCTTGCCATCGGCAACGGGCACGATGTTCAGACTGCCGTCATTGTTGAACATAACGGTATAGTCCTCTCCGCGGGTCAACTCGGTTGCGCCATCCGCCTTCACGGTCAGGCTGTCCGGCAGCACGCCAGGAACATTCAGAACGCCGACGCCGCCATTCACCTGCACAGTAGTTTCTTCGATATCGCCGGTGTGCTTCGCCGGGTCGAGCACATTGATCAGCACCAGCGGGCCAGTGCCCACCACGCTGAATGCAGCACTGATGCTCTCACACAGTGTGTAGGAGGCAAAGTCGTCGCTGTAGCCGACGGCTGCCACAGCCTCCTTGTAGTTGTTTACCAGAATCGGCGTGTTGACCGCTGCTGCCGGATTTTCCAGCATATTGATGGGGGCCGTTCCGATAACAACCTGCAAACCGGCCGTGCCGGAAAGAGGTGCAGTCATAGAGGTCGCCTGTTCGCTGGTGTAAACACCATGCTTGTAGTCTGCCATTCTTCGTTTCCTCCTTACAGTTCAGAACGAATTTTGTTGTACAAAATCGCTTCTGCCGTTCCAGCGGTTTGCAGCCGTTTACGGATTTCCGCAAACCGTTCGATGGGCACAAGCAGGTTTTTGGTTTCAGGATGTTCTTTGATGAAAAGCGCGAGTGCGTCAGGAATCTTGCCTTCCGCATAAACCGTGAACTGTTTGGTCACATTGCGGATGTTGGGCCCGCAGTAGACGCACGCGCCTTTCTTCTCTTTTTTGCTCGCCTTTTTAACGACGGGTGGGTTCTCTACGGTGGCCTCCGTGATGTTCTCCGCATCCAGGCCGCCGGGTCTTTCCTCTTTTTTCGTCATAGCAACTCCTTCAATGCCGTGTCTTGTGTCAACGCCGGTGCAGTGCAGATCATATTCACTGCGCCGAAGTAGTACGGGTGGGTATCATCTTCCTGAAACGCCCATGTGATGGGTTTGAGAATCGTAAATGCGCCACCAAAATAAGGCATTGTGCAAGCACGCTGTACAATGTCCTCTTTGATGTTCGCCACATCCTGCCATCCGTCACGCTGTAAGCCCGTGTCGTATGCGCAAATGATCAGGCTGAAATTGATTTCCTGTGGAGCGTCATCGTCCTTTACCACGCCGTCGCTCATGCGTACCACGATATAGGGTGCCGCGGCGGCATCGGTGTCAGCGTCAGAATCATTTTCCTGCGGGACCGGCAAATCCTGCTTAAAGATTTTCAGCTTTTTTCTGCTGGCCTGACCGCTGAAAAACTTTCCGTCGAAAAGTTCTTCCAGCATTTCGATCATGGCATCTTGGCAAAGTTGAGGTGTGCGTCCAATGCCTGCGCTTTCCACTGCGCTCATATAGTCTTTCATGGTTTACACCTTCCCCGCTCTCGCCAACACCTTCTGGACCTGTTCGTTCAGCCTGTTGTGCAGATATTCTTCTACATTGGGCTCAACCTCCGGCCAAATCGTGTTGTGCATCGCTGTGGCACTGGGGCTCCCCATTGTGACCAGCTTTTCGACCTTGCCCGCTTTGTTTCTCCATCTGGGTTTTCCGCGGGCCGTGACCGTGTTGTGTGAGCTTGACCCTATATGGCGTTGCACCATGCCAACATGACCACTGGCAAATTTGACCAGGAAGCCCTTGCTCATACTCCCAGCACCGGTAAGGGGCGCCATAGAGGACGATTTCAATACGCGGCCCTTGACTACACTCGGCGCGCTGCGAAAAACGTCAACGCCTGTGTATGCCTTGGTGGGGCTGCTCTGGAAGTACCCCAGATCATTTCTCATGCTTGCAATATGCAGCTCTGCGCTCAGGCTCGCATTGGTCGCCTTCTTCCGTTGCACCAGGTCTTTCAGGTGTTTCCGGCCGGCGGCATTGACCGCATATCTGGCCTTAGCCTGCGCCACCATCAGCTTGCGGGCTTCTCTGGCCGTTGCATTGATGGCCACCTTGGCAGCCGCCGGGGTCTTTTTTTTTAAATCCCCCAGCGCCTGTTCAACTGTGTCCAGTCCTTCCAGTGTGATGGTGAGATTTCCAGCATCATAAGTCACATTGCTCATTGCCGTGTCCTCGCCATAGTCATGCGGTAAACACCGCTTTCCTCTTGGCACGTCTGGATTGTGTAGGTGCGCTGGTGGTCCGTTCCGGCATCCATCGTCAAGTGCTTGCCAATCTTCGGTTTCGGGCCATAATCGCACACCTTGATGTACAGCACGGTGCGCGCCGTGTAAAGGCCGGTGTCAAAATTCTGTTTTGCACCAGCCTCCCAGTGTGCCGAATGTTCCCGAAGCTCTTGATCTTCCACGATCACGAGAGCGTTTTTCCCATCGACCGTGTGGTATTCCGCGTGTTCATCTGCATTGAAAAATGCGAGGCAGATATCCGCCGCGGCAAAGTCCTTGAATGTGCTCTTTTCGGGTTTATTGTCAGGCACCCCAACTTCTTGCTCAATTTCAAACAGTGCCATTGTTCCGTCCTCCATTACACAAAAATACCCCGGCCCCATTCAATGGGGCGGGGTTATTGCGCTATTAGTCGCAGACGGTGGCGACCAGCCAGGAATCGGCCTTGTCAGGAATGGGCAGGGGATGGGTCTGCGCCTCGATCATACGGCGGTCGGGGTGGTGTTCAACATAGCTCCGCAGCAGGCGGGAGGTCTGTGCGGTCACCCACGCCTGGCTCGCGTCGTCGATGTAGGTACACAGGCCGTAAGCCAGCATAAAGTTGGCGGCCGAGGAGATCAGGATAACGGCATTGTCAGGCACCATCGGTTTGGTGGCGGGGTGATCGGGGTCGGTCCAGTCGTCCAGGAAAACTTCCCTGTATTCATAGATATCCACATTGGGCTTGTTCAGATGGCCGACGTAGCGCACACCGTTGGGCAGGTCGCGGGGGCTGATCAGCCCCATCTCAACGCGGCGAAGGTCAAGAGCCTTCTGCACCTTTGTGTCGGCCAGAAAGAGTTCGAGGGCGGTTTTGCCCATAATGACCGTATCCACATTGGTGAAGCCGTTGGTCAGCACATCGTCAACCCACCCATCCAGGTCTTTCAGGGGATTGGCGGCGCTCTGGCCCCAGCGGGCAGTGCCGTCCAACTTCTTTTTGTTGGTGAAACCGAAGTCGATCACCTCGTTCACGCCCTTGCCCACAATGGGAATTTGGCCGGTGACAATGGCCTGAACCGCCATCCATTCCTCCCTGCGGGTGATCGCATCGTTCAGTGCGCTGTACTCCTCAATAAGTTTCTGCGCCGCCCGCTGCGCAGGGGTCATGCCACTGTACATATCCTCGCCGGGCATACGGGCCATGAGCTGGTCAGCGTAGGTCACGTCATAGGGGTTGATCAGGGGCGGCTTATAACTCTGTGTGGTGTAGCCGGAACCTTTCAGTACCGTTCCGCCCACGCGGGGGTGGACAAAAGCTGCCATGCGGCGGTTGCCCTTCACAATGTCGATGTCCACCCGCTCAGTGGCAAAGGGCTTGATGTTGGTAAAGAACGTGTCCCGGAAGTAGGTGTGTACCGGGGGTGCCTGCCGCACAACTTCCGCCAGGTGCCGGGGGGTATAAATATTCACTTCATTCGCCATGTTCCTTGTTCCTCCTCTTATTTCACGAAGATGCCCAGATTGCGCAGAGGCACTTCCACATCCGCCACGGTGGCGTTCTCAGGCAGTACCAGCGCGTCGCCGAAGAAAGCGCCGGTCAGGTATACAACAGCCTCCTTCTCAGCCTGTGCATCATCGGCCACGATACCGTACAAACCGGTGGTGTCCACGGTGTATTCATCCGGTTTTCCGCTCACCGTCAAAAGAGCAATCTCCCCGTTCTCGTCCAGCTTCACCACGGTGCCCCGCGTCACAGCAACGGATGCCACCTTGACAGCAGTGTTGATTTCCGCGCCGTCGGCGATCAGGTAGTCCGGCGTATAGGAAAAGTCTTTTCTCGCCAAATCCATACTCATAGTGTTTGCCTCCTCTTACTTTTTCGCGCCCACGCTCTTGAGCGCGGCCATGAACTCGTCAGATTCAACACCGTTGAAAGCCCCGGTGCCGGTTTCGACGCCATTCATGCCGCTGTTGTCGGCATCGTTCTTGGCGCCGGTCAGGAACTTCTCGCCCCGCTGCTTGGCGTTCTTCACGACCGCCTTGGCGAAGTCTGCCGCGCTGATGGGCTTGGTAAACTTGGCTTCATTGGTCATGTCCTCGCTGCCGGGAAGGCTCATTTCCTCGATGTCCTGGATGCGCTGGCGTTCCTCGTTCCGAGCATTCTGCGCCGCCGCCTCCTCGATTTCGTTGACCAGGGCGGGGTAAGCCCCGCGCAGATCGTTCACGGTTTTGATTTCGACTGCCATGTTGTTGTCCTCCTTCTGGCAATTTTTATTTACAAAGCCTTCGGCGGCGGTTGCTGCCTTGGCGCTCTGTACAAAGTTGGGGGCCTTATCGAAAGGCACTCCGGTGTTGACGCTATTGATAAACAGCAGACCGCCGCGGTTCTCTGCCACAACGCTTTCGTCGTCTACCAATTCGTCAACAAAGCCGTTTTCTTTGGCTTGTGCGGCCGTCCACCAGCTCGTGGCATCCATCCATGCGGTTACGTCCTCTTTGCTTTTACCCGTCTTTTTCGCATACAGGCCGATGATGCTTTCCTTGATGGCCGCCAGGGCTTCGATATATTTCCGCAAATCCTCGGCGTCATAGTACCCATAGGCCCCAATGCGCACAGGATGCACCATGTAGGTGCTATCGTTGGCTGCGATTACCTTTCCGCAGTGGCAGGCAACAATGGTTGCCGCACTTGCACACAGTCCGTCGATCTTTGCCGACACATCCGCCGGGTGCTGTTCCAGCAGATTTCCGATTGCTTGGGCAGCGAACACGTCGCCGCCGCCAGAGTTGATTCGTACCACGATCTTGTCCAGTGCTCCCAACCCGGCCAGCTCGTCAGCAAACTGTTTTGGGGTCACTTCATCGCCCCACCAGCTCGTTTGTGAGATATCTCCATAGAGCAGAAGCTCTACAGTGTTGTCGGCCTGATTTCGGAACTGCCAGAACTTTTTACTTTCAGGCATCTCCTTGTCCTCCTTCTTCCCCCGCCGTGGGCGGCTTCGGCTCCGGCGGGTTTGTGATCTCATCTACCTCGCGCTTGCGCTTTACCTCCATGGCCCTCTGCCGGACGTTCCGGTTATAGTCTCCACCCGTCATTTGGGCTGTTTCCTCCTGCGCCGTGCTGAAACAGGCATCCACCCGCTTGATGGCCGCCTCCACCTCCTGTACCGGGTTCAGGTTTGTGCGTGCCGGCCCATTCCATGCGCAGGCCGTGTAGGCTTTCCGCCGGGCCAAGTCTGTAAAAAATCCAGGTGCGCGAATGCGCCCTCGGGCAACAGCTTCGGCAAACCACTCCTCATAGATCGGTTGGCAAAAATCATCCGCAAACCAATCCCTCTGCATACTGCAAACACGCCAGAACTCATTCAGCGCGCCTCTTGCCGCCGAATAACTTGTGGTGAACTGTTTGAGCATGACTTCCGGCGGAATTTCCAGTGCTGCGCCAATGAGCTTGATCATGGCATTCGTGAAGGTGTCATATCCTGCCGTCGGGTGTTTCGGGTCTGCAAAAACCGGTTCCTCTCCGGGGTTCAGATCAATAATGGCGCCAGGGCCCAGCTCAATGCTGGTTTGGTCCTGTGTGTCTATCAGCTCCGATGCAGGAATCATTTCACCAAAAGGCCGGCCGTCCGCCGGGCTCTGGGATTTGATGAACACCGTAAACATGGCCGAAATGACCGCCGCCGTAATCTCAGCGTCGGTATATCGTCCCAACTGTTTTAGGCTTTCCAACACAGGTGCCAAAATCGGAACACCGCGGCACTGGCCGATTCTTTCCCGATTCATAATGTGCAGCACATTTCTGCGGCCGGTAATCGCCCCGTAGGCTTCAACCCGCTGCCATGTAATACCTTCTGTGCCCGCCGTGCTATTGCTCGCCAGCGGGTGGCGGTTGCAAATCCAGTACGCAACCACCATACCGTCGCGGTCGGTTTCCACGCCCTGCACAATGCTATAGACATCGTGGCCTTGCACCGTACACGGCGCAAGACGATCAAATCCGTTCGGGCTGCAAATCCTGTCGCCCTCGATCAGACGAACGCGCAGGTCGTAGGGCTGTCCCGCCATGGTCTTTACCGGCAGCAGCGCAACGGCGTCACCGTTCATCAAATAAGACAAGAATGCCAGCTGTTGGAGCTTCCAAAAGTTGTCAATCCGTTCTGCATCGCAAGTGGGCGTGTCCGCCCACAGAGCAAATTCCCGTGCGATCTGGTTTTGCAGTTCCTCGGCCTGTTCTTGCGTCAGCCCCAAAAACTCCCCGTCCACCTGTGGCGACGGTATAAGGCCGCTGGCAACCACATTGGTGCGCATGGTTTTGAGTGCGGCGGCGGCCGTCGGGATGCCCATGTAGGCATCCCGGCTTCTCTGGCGCAACACATCCAGGTTGTCCTCGATGTCCTCCTTTGCGCTTCCTCCGTGGTACATCCATCCCCTCATGCTTTTCTTGGTCTGGTTTGCACCGTAGTTTCCGTACCCGCTGTTGATCACAGACAGGGCGGCGCGGGCGGCGGCCCGCTTTGCTGCGTGAACGGGCGCGACGGCGGCAACCGCTCTGTCAATGATATTCGGTTTTGCCATGTCTGCCCTCCTCACACATCACGAATGACGGCCCTGTACGCCCGGTTTCTGCCACCCTGTTTTTCTTCGGCCTTCGCCTGCGCCAGCTTACCGGCCCAGTATTCCATCTGCTCGCGTACCTGTTTCAGGTCTGCACGGGTCAGCGTTCTGTTCCCGATCTGGTAGCTCTGCCCTGTTGCAATCGCTTCCTCGGCATCCAGCCAGGTTTTCAGTTTTTGTTTACACAGCTCTTTGCTGAATACTGCCATATCAAACAATGCCTCCGTTTATTCTTCTGCGCCCTTGACGGTGCCTCGGCGCTATTGCAGCCTCCTGCTTGGTCAGCACCGGGTTGGCTATCTCCAATGCAGCCGTAGCATAGTTGCGCAGGTCAAGCGGCTCGTTTCGTTTATACTTCTCGTCTTTCAACACCCACATGGTGGTCATGCGGCCTTTTTTGAATCGGGTCACCAGCTTTTCGCTGGTTAGTCCCCGGAAATACAACTCGTCGTAGCCAGCTTCTTCTTCCGCCGGGAAATGGCAGTAGTTCGGGCCTTTGGTTGTGTGCCTTAGCCGTTGGTACAGCAGTGACTTTCCTGCATCAACGCCGATGATGAACAGCGGCGCACGAACGCGGTTATTGGTCGAAGGGTTTCGGATATATGGGACATCCGCTCCGCCCTTGCCCTTTATTGCGAATACTCGCCTGTCAAATCGCTCTTTGCAGAAAGAGTAAACGGCGTTCGCGTGATGTCCGCCGCTGTCCATGCAGCAGGCGATAATTCGCATGGCGGTGCCATCCTTTTTACGGAAGGTCCCCAGCAGAAAGTTGTCCAGATCATTCCACACCTGTTCTTTCATCAGGTCCCCGAAAATTTTCTGGTAACGGATTCCCCAGCTCTCTTTGCCAACGCCCCAGCCGACCACTTCAACCTCAAAGCGATCATCTTGCACGTCCACGCCGGCAGTCAGCGCCAGAACATCGTCCGGCACCTCTGCCTCGTAAATCTCGCGGCGCTGGTACAGATCGCCTTCCTCAACCTGCTCTCCCTGCTCCTCCCAGGTTTCCCCCAATTCGGTATTTACCCACACTTTCATGCCTTCCGGGTTTCCCTGTTCAAGCTGCTCATTTGCGACCAAGAACTTGGAAACAATTTCATTCCAGCCGCAAAACGTGCTTGCCAGTGTATTCAGGTGAAACCCCCGGGCCTCTGCGTTTGGGTTTTCCGCAACGAATTTACCTCGCTTGGACGCCTGTTTCCAGGCGTATTCTCCGCTCAGGGTTCCGCAGGATTCGCAGGCGTACAGCACCGGCGCCGACGGGTTTTCTTTGTCAAACTTAACCCCGCCCCACGTCAGTGGTTGATAGTGTCCGCACACCGGGCAAGGAACATTCCACTCTTCTTTTGTGGATTGGTTGAACTCGGTTTCAATACGGCTATGCCCTTTGATAACCGGCGTTGATACCATGACGGTTTTCTTGTCCCAAAATGTGGTCTGTCGTTTTTGCGCCAAGCTGAGGGGGTCGCCCTCCGTTCCGGCGCTTTGTGGATATCTGTCCACCTCGTCAGCAAGCAACACCTTAATTGGCCGGCTCGCTAGGCCCGTGGCGCTGTTGGCGCCCACAATGGTTATGTGCCCGCCGGGGAAGTTCTTTTTCAAGATGGTGTTGCCGGAATATCTGCTTTTGGTGTCTACCTTGTCCCTCAGTTCCGGCGTGTCTCGGAGCATCGGCGCAAGGCGGTCTTTTGAAAATGTTTGCCCCATGTCAAGCGTCGGCTGCATACATAGCATCGGTGCCGGGGCATAGTCCATGTAATATCCGATAGTGTTCAGGATAAAGGCATCGGTTTTCCCGATCTGCGCAGCAGACATGATGATCACTTTCCGCACATGGGGGTCCCCGATGGCATCCATAATCTCCCGCTGGTACGGTGCCTTGTCCGTATGCCATCGGCCTGGTTCCGCACTGCTTTCTGCCGAAAGCATCCTGTACCGGTCCGCCCACTGGCTTAATGTCAATTCCGGCGGGGGATCAAGAGCTTTCAGGCATCGCGCCAGCATTTCGAGGGTCGGCTTTGGCAGCTCCACCAGTTGCTTTATTTTCACGGGCCCACCTTCTCCCGTTCACGCAGCTGGGGAAAAAGCAGCGATAACGCTCTTCCTGGATTCTTTCTCCCCACACACAGCCGGCGCATTTGCTCTTCTCCTTCCCCTTTTTCTTCTTAGGTGCTTTCTTCCTCGGCATTCTCGTCGCCGCCTCCCGTTTCTTCGAGGGCTACATGGTAGTCGCTCATTTCCTCCAAGGTTTCTTCGATGGCCTTTTTCAACTCGTCAAATATGGCCGTGCGGTCACCGCCCATGCTTGCCAGTGCGGGCGACAGTTTTGCAGGAAGGGCAAGAAACCGGCTTCTAACATTCAAGAAAATTGTTTTGATGCCTTTTTCGATATCTTCGGTTCTGTGCAATTCGCCCATGCGAAGCCGGTTTTCCATTTCCGCCGCTTCTCTTTTCGCCTTTGTCAATCCTGCCCGCTCGTCATTCAGATTGATCTTTCCGCTTCCATTCTTGATATAAGTGATATATCTCGAAACCGTGAGCCGTAAATCATACAGGCCAGGTCTGGCTTCCTCGATCACTCCTTCATCCCGAAGCTGGCGCACCCGTCTTTCGGTTAAGCCCAGCCAGGACGCGACGACCTTACTCGTGTAAAGTTTCATCGTCAATGTCCACCTCCTCTTGTGGGTCAACTTCGACGGCTCCGGTTGCTCTCATGCGCATAATGTCAAGGCGCTGCCGTTCAAGTTCCATGCGCTCCTTATTTTCCTCTATGGCTCGCAGGCTGTCCGCAATTTTTGCAATGCGGCCTTGAACTTTATACAGGGCCTCTTGCAATTTCAGCACACGAGCAAAGGCGCTGTCTTTGCTATACATACCCATGTTCTGTGCTGCGCCATCCCTCTTTGCTTCGCCCCGGCCTGCCGGCACGCGCATATCCAGCAAACTGGTTATGTACAGGTTATCTTCTGGCGCCTTCTCGTACTCGGCAATTTTGGACATGATCTTGTGTTCCCGAAATTTCAGGATTTTCATTTCATGTTCCAACGCTTCCCGGCCTCCCAGCGGCGTTTGCTCCACCAGGCTCCGTTCCTCTTCGGACAACATATCAAAAAAGATGGCGCTGTAGGCTCCGTCCTTCTCTGCATTTTTATTTCCACGCGGGGCGCCCGGGTGGCTGCCCGCTGCATTTTTATGCCCGGCGCTGTTTCTATTCCCAGGCTGGCCGCCCCTCTTTTTTTTGGGCAGGGCGGAATCCCACTTGTCCAATGTTTTCCAGTTCCGCACAGTCTGATATGTCACGCCCAATTCATCGGCCAGCTCGCGCAAATTAACCTTTTCGCCCTTGGCGCATCGGGCGACATATTCAGCCTTGGCGGTATCTCTCGACGAGCTCCGCTTTGGCATTTTGCACCTCCGCATAATGATAATGCCCGCGCTTATCCGGCGCGGGCATTTTATTTTTCACGCTATCAATATACCATCGAAAGCCTGTATAAGCTGCTAACTCTCGCAAATTTTTTCATCAATTTTCTTTTTGAACCCCCCTATTCTTTTTTCCCAGGGCCCCGGGGAAGCCCAAAAAAAGCACTTGCACCTAGAAAACTTTTGCGCTTCGGAACCCGTATGTCCACGCGCGCGCGCGCCAGTACCTGCGCGCGTATGGGTGCGGGTGGGCGTGGCGCGGGCGGTGCGCGGGCGGTGCGCGTGTGTATATTGCGCGTGCGTATGGGCGCATTGCGGCGCTTTAATGTTCGCGCGGGTGTGGGTGGTGGTGCTGGTGGTGGTGGTGGTGGTGCTGCTGCTGGTGGTGCTGCTGGTGATGCTGCTGCTGGTGCTGCTGGTGGTGCTGCTGGTGGTGGTGCTGGTGGTGCTGCTGCTGGTGGTGCTGCCGGTGGTGGTGCTGCTGGTGGTGGTGCTGCCGGTGGTGGTGCTGCCGGTGGTGGTGCTGCCGGTGGTGGTGCTGCCGGTGGTGGGCTGCCGGTGGTGGGCTGCCGGTGGTGGTGCTGCCGGTGGTGCTGCCGGTGGTGCTGCCGGTGGTGCTGCCGGTGGTGCTGCCGGTGGTGCTGCCGGTGGTGCTGCCGGTGGTGCTGCCGGTGGTGCTGCCGGTGGTGCTGCTGCTGGTGGTGCTGCTGCTGGTGGTGCTGCTGGTGGTGGTGCTGCCGGTGGTGGGCTGCCGGTGGTGGGCTGCCGGTGGTGCCCATGATCGGCAGCCCGGCATCATCGGGCCGGCGGCGGGCGGCATCGTCGGACCGGCGGCGGGCGGCATCATCGGGCCGGTGGTGGGCGGCATCGTCGGACCGGCGGCGGGCAAGTCGCTGTATTATAATCGCGTGCGTTATAAAACGCTCGATTCACCATCTGATTTTTGCGTTGTCAAAATTGCACAATTACACGGCGCAGTGTTTTGTGCACTTCTCCAATCTTCACGGCGCAGTGTTGACAAACTACACGGCGCAGTGTATGCTATAGGCACAGCAAACGAACAGCCGCCACACCGGCGGCCACCACCAAAAAGTGAATGGAGGACACATCATGACAAACGAACAGATTATCTACAACGCCGCGGTTAGTTCCGGCCTTTTCACCGCTGATGCGGCCGCCGCTTTCTTGAAAGCCGGCCGGCGGCTCCCGCTCCACACCTACCAGGAATGGCGCCGCATGGGCTACCAGGTCAAGGCCGGCGAGAAAGCCGCCCTTGTTGTGAGCCTGTGGCGCTACACCAAAAGCGCCGGCAAGGACGC